CTAATCTCAGCAGCTAAGGCAGTCTTGAGGTCTGGCTTCATATCAAATTCATTTATATCTTTACTGTTAGGATTCTCAGCACGAAGACCAATCTCGTGGAGCCTACGCATATGTGTAGCCGGGGAGATCTTATATTTATTCCAAAGGTCTTCTTGTAATGCTCTGATATAGGCATGGACTTTAGGAAACTCTTTTGCGCTTTGTAATTTAGAAGCAGTTATTCTTGCTGAATTTTCAGCATACCCTGCCATGACAGCGCATTCAGTTGCAGTCTTCCTGTTTTCTTGAGCAACAAGATGTTCAGCAAAAGCTACTTGTTTTGGGGTGAGTTCATCTCTCATAGCCGAGAGTTCCTTCGTCAAGACTATTTCATCTCCAGGTTTTCTAAACTTCATATATCCCTTATAAGAAGAAATATAACAAAATCAATAACATTTTAATTACAGTTCAGATCTGCGAGCCCCCTCAGAAGAATAAGTTATTCTTTCGAAGAATGACTAGAAGAATGAATATTTGTACTACTATTGTTGATATACTTTGATAATAGCTTGTCGAAGAATGAAAGAATGGATTTCGTAGATTTTAAAAAAAATATTTTTTATTTTGAAAATATTCTTCTTATAGGGTATCTTGTTCTTTGTCCATGGTCAGTGGCCAGTGATTCGTTCTTATCCTTTCAGCGAATCCTATGCAATACTTTTCCTCCTTTCTTTTTGTTCTCATTGACCTTGGGCATTGACTTATATATAAAAATACCTATATTAAATATCAGAAATGGATTTAACAGTTAGGATCGAACCTAGAAGTGATAAGAGCTTTTCTAAAACCTTTATTGGAGATAAAGAAAAGATTTTACCCTACATTAGGCGCTACATTCAAGAACATGAGCACCTAGAAATAGAGGTCGTATCTAATGAAGAAAATCCAGATGTAACTTTTGAGGAGTTATTTATTAAAGAATGAAGAAAGACAATATAATACAATTCAAGAGACCAGGTAAAAAGAAAAAACCTACCTTGGATAAAGAGGGAAAAACATTTGTCGCAAGACTACCTTATCCTATAACAATAGATGTATTGGTGGATATTGTAGAGCGTATGGGCATTGAACATGAGGGAACTGTGTTGCCAAGTTTAAAGTTCATACAAAGAAAAATAATGAAAAAAGAAATGGAGAAAGATGATGAATAAAATAATCATTATGTTGCAGCTATGCCTGCCTAATGACGGAGCAGTAGAATGTATCTTTTCAAAGCATGATGTCCCTGACTATCAAACATGTGAAAGAAAGATAGAACAGTTAGAGCATGAGTTCTCTGATATGGCTGAGTTATTCGATGTTAAATGCGAGGAGGTAAAAGCATGAAATACACATACGATCACATTATAGAATTTTTAAAATTAAAATTACCGGGAGTTCCTATCCCAATGTATACTCCTTCAAAGGAGAAGAAAGATGTATAAGTATTTAGATATCCCCGGTTGGTTTAATATGCACGACGCCTATATGAACATCGTCAAGTACGTGGATGACGGACAGGACATAGTCGAGATTGGGTGTTTCGCAGGAAGATCAACAAGGTTTTTATGCGACGCATTAGAACTGACGGGCAAACACAATGTCAAAGTTCATGTCATTGATACTTTTGAAGGCTCGGGTATGGAGCACGCTGATGTTAATTTGAACAGTATGTACGACGATTTCATGAGAAATTTACAAGACCACATAGACTCTGGTATGGTTCAAGTCAATGTCAATAAGTCCGATAATCAAAATATCCTTGATTCTTTTGAGGATAATTCTGTAGCTGCCGTGATTGTAGATGGCGCTCACACCTTAGAAGTGGTCGAAGATGATGTCACAAATTGGTGGCCTAAGGTAATCGAAGGTGGCATTATGGTAGGTGATGATGTACGATTAGACTCTGTGAAGCAGGGTGCTTTTAAAGCTTTTGAAAAACATGGAATTACAAATTTGTCACTTATCATGGGGAACGAAGGTTGGTTTGCAAAGATAAAACATCCAGACGGAACCAAACTAGAGGGACAATTAAAGTTGATCCCCGGACAAAACTCTATGAAGTTAAATGGCTAGACGCCTATGAAATGGAATCGGGGTGGCACAGTATCGAAGACGCACTTAAAATCACGCCCCCCGAAGTCTGTTCTGTTGGCTATGTTCTTAAAGAAACAGAAGAATACATCCTGTTGGCAGCCGATATTGGCTCCGATAAAATGGATAATGACGTTGGTCGGGTGCAAGTGATCCCCGGTCAGTGGGTCGTGAGCAAAAAACAAATAGTATGAAACAAAATTTAAGAGTTCTTTCGCTAGGAGCCGGAGTCCAATCAAGTGCGTTAGCATTAATGATTGAGAAGGGAGAGATCCCCATGGTCGATTGTGCAATTTTCGCTGACACTGGAGCAGAACCAGAGAAAGTTTATGAATGGTTAGAGTATATTAAATCGCAAGTATCCTATCCTGTTCATATCGTTCAGTGGAGAAATCTAAAAGACGATTTATATTCAGCAGCCAAAGGAGAGTATAAAGGATTTACGGCCCCCTTTCATACTCGCAATAAAGATACAGGGAAGACAGGAATATTAATGAGACAATGCACTCATGACTATAAAATCAAACCCGTCTTAACTAAAATTAGAGAGCTGCTCGGCTTACGCAAAGGACAAAAGGTCAAACCAGGAATGCACGTAGAACAAATCATGGGTATATCTTGGGATGAAATGCAAAGACAAAAAATCAATCGACTTCCTTACATTACTAATGTCTACCCGTTAATCGAAAGACAAATGAGAAGACATAATTGTATTAATTGGATGGAGAAAAATGGATACCCAAGACCTCCTCGAAGTGCGTGCACGTTCTGTCCGTTCAGGTCGAACATAGAATGGAGAGCTATCCAGGAGAATCCAAAGGAATGGGCAGAGGTCCTAGAAATAGACGAAATGATTAGAGATCAAGAGAAGTTTAAGAAGAACAAAGATGGGTCTAAAAAATTCAATGATGACCTTTATCTTCATAAGTCCGCCAAACCCTTGAAAGAAGTAGATCTTCGCAGTGCTGAAGAGAAGGGGCAATACTCCCTGCTCGACGAGTGCGAAGGGATGTGTGGAATCTAAAAGTCAAGAACTTTATTTAAATTTTTATGTAGATATTGACTTGCGAAGTTTGATATACTAGAAGTTCTCATGAAAAAATATGACTTAGACCACACGGCATTGACGCCATTTCAGCTCAGAAATCTCTTGATCGCTTCACTACAAAATAAAATATCGAAAGTAAAATCTAATCCAACTGAGGTCGAAAAGCCTTCGGCTCCACAATAAAAGCTTTATCTAGCATAGAATCTACTTGAGTCATCATATTATCCCAATCCTCTTCTAGATAACCATTCA